ATAGTATCTGGTGATAAAGATATGAGAACAATATCTGGTTGGCATTGCTTTATAATAGATGACAGTATTGAATATGTAGATGCTAACAAAGCTGATTATAATTTTTGCACTCAAGTATTAGTTGGAGACCAAGCTGATGGTTACAAAGGTTGTGTAGGTGTTGGAGCTGTAAAAGCATCTAGAGTTTTATTAGATAAGAAAAATATAGATGAATTATGGGAAGCAGTAATTAATGAATTTGTAAGAAATAAATATGTACCTGACGATGCTTACCATCAAGCAAGATTAGCAAGAATATTAAGAGCTGGTGAATACAACTTTAAAACAAACAAACCTAAACTTTTTAATTATAGATATGAAGACTTCACAAATTCTGCAACAAGCAGAAAAGCTAGTTAATGGCGATAGAGATAGAACTCACGGAAATAAATTAGTTAATCATAATAATATAGCTCTACTTTGGAGTGCTTATTTAGAGATGAAAATAACACCTAAAGACGTTGCAATCCTTATGGTTTTATTGAAATTAGCCAGAACAAAAGCAGGTGAACATAACATAGATGATTATGTAGATGCTTGTGGTTATTCGGCTATTGCAGGAGAGTTAAATGAATAAAAAACTGATTGGTTGCACTTTAGGAGTAGCCAATGTCAGATAAATTAAAAACACCTATTATTAGAGAAGATTTAATAAAATATCTAAATTCTCTATTCCCAGACAAATGCCCAGATTTAAAAGATAGTGAAAAAGAAATTTACTACAAATCAGGCCAAAGGTCAGTCGTAAATCATTTAATTAATCAATTTAACATTCAACAGGAGAATTAACTTTATGTGTCCTTCACCTAAAGCACCAAGCCCACCACCAGCACCAGAACCTTTACCACCAACACCACCAGCAGTATCTCAAGGTGTGGCAGGTAAAAAACAAATGTCACCGCAAGTAGCAGGAGAAAATGATAATGCTTCTACTACAGCATCTAATAAATCAAGAATTAGATTAGGCAGAGGTTCTTTGAGAATACCTCTTACTTCAGATGGTAGTGGCTTAAATTATCCAACTAGCTAGAAAGCTAAACTTTGGAACGATATACGTTATCGGATAAAGTCAATTCAGAAAAATCTAAAATTGAGAGTGAATTTACAAAGCTAGAAAGTAATAGAGAAGTATTTATAGAAAGAGCAAGAGATAGTGCAGAACTAACTATACCTCATTTATTCCCACCTAAAGGTTCAAACGAAAGTACAAACTTTCCAACACCATACCAATCCGTAGGTTCAAGAGGTGTTATGAACTTATCATCAAAGCTAATGTTAGCTTTATTTCCCCCACAATCACCATTCTTCCGATTAGGAATAGATGATTTAGTTTATAAAAAATTACAACAAGACCCACAACAAAAAGAAACTATAGAACAAGGTTTAGCTCAAATTGAAAAAGCTATAATGGATAACATTGAAGCTACTTCAGATAGAGTTAATGTTTATGAAGCTCTTAAACAGTTAATTGTTGGTGGTAATTGTTTATTACGTTTAACTGAAAAAGGATTAAGAGTTTATCGTTTAGAAAATTATGTGGTAAAAAGAAATCCTCAAGGTGAAGTTTTAAAAATTATTATTAAAGAAAGTATTAGTCCAAGCTCTCTCCCACCTGAACTTGCGAAATTAATTACAAAAAAAACTGATGAGGAACAAAAAAATCTTAATTTATATACTTATATTTATAGAGAACAGAATAAATATTGTTTAATTCAAGAAGTAGGTAAAAAACAAATTTTAAAAAAGGAATATAAATTAGATGAGCTTCCTTTTATTGCTTTACGATTTAATAGAGTTGATGGCCAAGATTATGGTAGAGGATTAGTAGAAGCATATTTAGGAGATTTAAAATCATTAGAAGGTTTAACTAGAGCTATTTTAGAAGGTTCTACAGCTTCAGCTAAATGTTTATTTATGGTTGCTCCAAATGGTTCGACCAGAGTTTCTTCTGTTGCTAAAGCTAATAATGGTGCAATTATTGAAGGTAATTCCGCAGATGTAACAGTCTTACAAATGGGAAAATTTGCAGATTTTAAAGTTGCACTAGATACAATAAATAAAATTGAAACAAGATTACAATACGCATTTCTTTTAAATTCTTCAGTTCAAAGACAAGCTGAAAGAGTTACTGCTACAGAAATTTCTCTAATAGCAAATGAATTACAAGATGCTCTTGGTGGTGTCTATGGATTACTTACAGCAGAATTTCAACTTCCATATTTAAAAGCAAAAATATCAATGCTGAAGGAAGCAAATTTATTACCAGAATTACCTAAAGATATAGTGAAGCCAAAAATCATCGTTGGATTGGAAGCACTAGGAAGAAGTTCAGATAGAATAAGATTACTTCAATTTATGTCTGACCTTGCTTCAACTTTAGGAGCAAATGTTCTAGCTCAATACATTAATCTTGAAGATGCTATCAAAAAGTTTGCAGTAGCAAATGGTGTTGATACCGCAGGATTAATTAAATCAGCAGAACAAATCCAACAAGAAACACAGCAACAACAACTGCAACAATTTGCACAGCAATCACTTGCAGACCCTCGTGTAGCCATTGAGCTTGGTAAAGCTAATGCGGATAATCCACAAGGAATGATTGATGCTGTTAAACAAGTAACCAATCAACAATAGGAAAAATATGAATACTCAAAGAGTAGAAGTACAACCAGATAATAAAGAAATAACTTTAGAACAATCTGCTAAAGATTTAGGTATAGCAGGTGTTAATGTAGGAGCAGAAGTAATTTCTGCAAATTCAGGAACACAAACAGTAATATCACAACCAAAATCAATAACAGAAAGTACAGAACAAAAACCTGAATGGCTTCCTGAAAAGTTTAAATCTGCTGAAGAATTAGCTAAAGCATATTCTGAATTAGAAAAGAAATTTTCATCTAATAATAAAGAAGTTAAAAAAGAAGAACCTAAAAATAAATCTGAAGAAGTTAAATCAGAAAATTTTTCATTAGATAAATATAATGATGAATATGTAGAGCAAGGTTCATTATCAGAAAAATCATATCAAGAACTTGCTAAATTAGGATTAACTAAAGAAATAGTTGATGGGTATATAGAAGGTCAAAAATCTATAGCTCAAAGTTACCAATCTCAAATTTATAATGAAGTTGGTTCTCAAGAAAAATATCAAGAATTAGTTAATTGGGCTTCTCAAAATTTATCTGAACAAGAAGTTTCAAGTTTTAATGATATTGTTTCTAATGGTTCTGTAGAAGCTATGAAGTTAGCTGTTAGAGGATTAATGGCAACTGCTGGAATGAATAAATCTAGCCCACAAAGACAAGAGCTTTTTGAAGGAGATAGCGATGTATTTTCTTCAGATGCCTTTAGGTCAATCGCACAAGTTACACAAGCTATGAATGACCCAAGATATGAAAAAGACCCAGCTTATAGAAAAGAAGTAACAGATAGATTGGCTAAATCTACAATCCTATAAACAATGCGTGATTACAAAAGAGAATACGCAATTCGAACTAAAGAAGACAGAAACAATAGGCAAAAACGAAGAATAGCTAGAAATCTAATGATTAAAAAATTAGGTATCAGTGCTGTCAAAGGTAAAGACATAGACCATAAAGACGGAAATCCTAATAATAATTCTATAAGCAATTTGAGAGTTATGTCTAAATCTAAAAATAGGTCTAAAAAATAATGTGGTGGAATATATTACCAACAGTTTTTAAAACTGGTGCTGAAATTTATAAAAATCATAAACAATCCGAATTTTTAGAAAGTGAAGCTGAACGTAGGTATTATGAACGTATGGCTAAAGGTGAGATTGAATATCAAAGAGATGTATCTGACCAACAAGACAAAACTTGGAAAGATGAATTTGTTCTTGTTATAGTTTGCGTTCCTATAATTGATTTAGCATACGCAATATTTACAGATGACCCTTTAATAAAATCTAAACTAGATTTATTCTTTGATTACTTTGGTAAGTTTCCTTCTTGGTATCAATGGTTAATCGTTGGTATCTTCGGTGCAATTTACGGATTAAAACCAACACTAGATATATTTAAAAAATGACAATGTTTAAAATTTTAACAAAAATTAATTCTACATTAACAAAATTATTATGGAATTTAGAAAGTGAAAAAAGAGCTAAAAGAATTGTTAAATTTAAGAAAGTAATTACTAAAAGTAATAAATTTAAAAAAAGATAATCACCATCTCTCATTAGAGAGGTGACCTAATGAAAATTCAAAAGGATTGCCTGATACGTCAGATAACTCTCTGAATAGGAAAGTACATTAGCTGAAACTAAATAAAAACAAACCAACAATAAAAAGGAGACATATAAAATGTCAAACGCAACAGC